CTAGTAAAAGTTTAAATAATGGCTGGCCTAGTGGAGCAGCAAAATGAATTGGAATACAAACGCTGCTCCTACCTCATGGCCTTCTGATCCAAAGCCTAGCTCTCCCTATGATGCTATGAATGAGGATCAGCTTCTAATGAAGCATATCGAGCTTAAGCAGGCTATTGAGACTGCTAAAGAGCAAGAAATGGAATTGCGTAAATATATTGTTAGCCGAGCATTTCCTGATAAGCATGAGGGAATGAACACTAAAGAACTTGGCGCTGGATATCAGCTTAAAGCAGCAGTAAAGTATAATTACAATCTTGCTGACAATGATACTGTAGAAGCTACGCTTGAAAAGCTATCAGGCATGGGAGCAGCAGGATCAGCCATTGCAGATAGGCTTGTGAGTTGGAAGCCAGCGTTCCTCTTATCAGAATATAGGCAATTATGCGAAGATAAAGATAAAGGAAGCCAATTCGCGTCTACAGCATTAAGCGTGATAGGTGAAATGCTTACTATCTCAGAAGGTGCCCCAACCCTAGAAGTAAAAGCGCCAAAAGCCAAAAAATGAAGTCCTGTATTTATCAAATTTTAAATTTAATTAACGGTAAATTTTATATAGGCCATAGCCAAAACTATGATATACGTTGGTGGGAGCATATTAGAAAATTAAAAGTAGGAAGGCATGACAATCCACATCTTCAACGCGCTTGGACTAAATACGGAGAAAATTCTTTTGAGTTTATTTTGATTGAGTTAGTTGAAGAAAAAGATATGCTAAGTAGAGAACAATTTTGGATTGATACTCTAGGCGCTTGCGATACAGAACTTGGATATAATATCAATCCAGACGCAACTAGACCACCATCTGGATTAGGAACTAAAAGGACCTTAGAGCAAAGAGCCACAATGTCAGCAGCAATGATTGGCATAAAGAAATCTACTACAGAAAATATGAAGAAGCCTAAGTCAGAAGATCATAAAAGAAGTTTAAGTTTTGCTAGAAAAGATACAGAAAATTGGCCTTGCCCTGAGGGTTATTATTGTGGTTGTGATATTTGTAGACCTAAGCGTAATAGAATGAAAAACTATCCTAAAACTTATGGAAATCCAAGCCACGAATTGTATAGAACATGAACAGTCCTCCTGAGTTTAAAGAAACCCGCTACCTTGGCGATATAGCTGCTAAGCATGGCGTAGAAATTAATGTACGTCATGACGGGTTGATGATTTGGATTAATGTTGATGGTATTTGCGCGGCTCGAATTGCTACTAATGAATTTATTCCGATTACAATGGCTGATGATAGGAAGGCTAAATGAAAATTTTAATTGAGAGTAAAGCTGATGCTATAGAAGCAGCAGAAGCTATTTGTGACTATGCTGATAATAACCTGAGTATGATGGATGCTGCTGACATGCCAGAAGAAAGCATTAAATTAGCTAAAGAAATGCTTGAAAAGGCTAAAGCGTTTAGAGAGTTTTTAAAATAATGGATATCAGAGACCTCAAAGCCGCTAGCGATCATGCAAATAACTTTGGTGTGAAAGCCATCGTTTACGGTCCTGCTGGTACTGGAAAAACACCAATTCTAAATACCGCCCCTAGACCTGTATTGCTAGCTACTGAAGCTGGATTGCTATCAATGCGCGGCTCAACTATTCCCACATTTGAGGCTTACACTTCTCAGCGCGTTGATGAATTTTTTAAATGGTTTTTCAATTCAACAGAAACCAAAAACTTCGATACGCTAGGTATTGATAGCGGCAGTCAAATTGCAGACATTTACCTAAACGCTGCTCTAACTGGCACTAGCAAAGCTGGTAATAAAGTTCATGGGCAAGCCGCATATGGCGATATGGCTAGAAACACCATGGAGCATTTGCGTACCTTGTTCTATACTCGCTACAAGCATGTGTATTTAATATGTAAGGAGGAAATAGCAGACGTAGACTATCAATCGTTACGTAGACCATACTTCCCCGGCAAAGTTCTTCCTGTTGACGTTCCTCATTTGTATGACTTCATCATTAGACTTGCTAAGACGCAATCTATTCCCGGCATACCGGGAGAGCATTTAGCATTTCAATGCAATGGAAATATGAATGTTATGGCACGTAACAGGACCGGAAACTTAGCTGACTTTGAACAACCTCATTTTGGCAATCTAATTCAGAAAGCCATGACTGCTCCACCAATGCTTAATTATTAAAGGAACTAAAAATGTCTAATCTAACTAAGTCTTGTAACCTGACTATGGATGAAATTAGCGCACTGATTATGTTAATCGGTCGTGAAGTTGATGAAGATAATTTGAGTGATAGTCTTGACCGAATGAATTACCTCAACAAGCGTCTTAAGACTTTTAATGAGCCTGATAAGGGAACTGAGGTATCAACTGTAACTGAGCAGTCTGCTCCTGCTGCTCCCTCAGCTTGGGGAGCCTCAGCATAATGGCTAAGAAAGCAAAGAAACGAGGTGTTAAGCCGGGTACTAAGAGGGGTAGTTATAGGAAAGAAAGAGGAGAGCCAATTTTTAAAATTGATTGGTCTAAAGTTTCTGATTATCAACCTCAGACCCCATCCACACCCTCGCCAGTTTTAACCTTGTGTGGGCAGCTAGAAGATGCTGTAATGCTTTTGGAAACTCGAATTTCCAATGTCATTGCTAAAATTAACTCACTGATGTAAGGAATAGTAAATGGATAGACTGCTACAATTTTTTGAATACTATCATCTACCTGATAGCCTTCAAGAAATTAGTAAGCCTTTTAATAAATTAGCTTATCAAATTTGTGAAGTGCTGCCATCTAATCCAGAAAGAACAGTAGCGCTACGCAAACTTTTAGAAGCTAAAGACTGTGCTGTACGTTCTCTCATTTATAAAGGCTAAGATACAATGCAAATTAATGGTCAATTCAACGCTAATCAGTATGAACCTAATCAAGGTGGTGGCGCTAGTCATCCTCCTGCACAAAAAGTTCCGTTTACAATTACTGGTACGTCAATCGCAGAAAATAAAGCTAGGGATGGAGGAATGTTTGTAGTAGAACTTACGTCCTCTCTTGGTACGCAAATTCAGCGCTACAACATTTGGAATAAGGAACCTAAAGCAGTTGAGATTGCTCATGGGCAGTTGTCAGCACTTTGTCGAGCTACCGGACGATACCAGATTGATTGGAGCAATGAAGGTGCTGCGTTGCGTGGTGCCCAAGGTCTTATGGACATTGGTTATCAGAAGGGAGAGGAGCCTACCCCTGAGAAGCCTCAGGGCGGTTATACTGAGCTTAAGCGAGTGTATGACTTGGCTGGTAATGATCCATCCAAACCGGGAGCCAATCAGGCTCAGCCTCAGGGGCAGCAGGGAGGCTTTGGAGGTCAACAGCAGCCTCAGCCCCAAACTCAGCAGAACCAGCCTCAGGGCGGTCCTACGCCTATGACAAACCAAGGCGGGAGCTGGAATAACCAGCCTCAGCAGCAGGCTCCTCAGGGCCAGCCTAATGTACAGCAACAGCAGCCTAATCCTGCTCAAGCTGGCGGGGCATGGCAGCCGGGAGGCACGGGTGGTGGTAATGCTCAATCCCCTCCTTGGGGCAATCGTCAATAATAAGCAGCAGTAACAATTAAACAAACTTACGGATTGCTAGATTGGCCGCACAGTTTAGCAATCCGTTTTTAATAGGAATGGTGTCAATAATAATGCTCAACCTATCCCTCAAAGCTGACCGCGAAAAGCTAGAAGAATTGTTAACAGAAGATGTTAACTTATTCTGTGAGACGTTCTATGAGCAAGGTCATAGAAACCACATGGGAGCATCAGGGCTAGGTGAAGAATGCTGGCGTAAACTATGGTATGATTTCCGTTGGACTAAGGAGGAGCATTTTGATGGTCGCATGATGCGCCTATTTAATGTAGGTCATTCTGCTGAGCCTAGATTTGTTGCGTATCTAAAAGGCATTGGGTTTGAAGTTAAAGAATTTGGCACTCCTGTTTTAAACTATCATCCTGAGAGCGATAATTATTTTTGGTCAAAAACTTTTGAGCCTGATGGTTTAATTCAAGATGTTACTGGTACTGCTCATGAGATTGTAGCATCAACTCGCAAAATACACCCAAAGCAATACCGTATATCAGGAGCTAATGGTCATTACGGCGGCTCTCTAGATGGCTTGTGCAAAGCTCCTAGCCGCTATGAGCTACCAGACGATATCATTTTATCCCTGAGTTTTAAAACCAATAATACCGGCTCAGGTTATGCTAAAGTAGCTACTGAGGACTTGCGTAAATCAAAGCCTATGCACTTCGCTCAGGAATGTCAGTACGGCTATAAAATGGGAATTAAATATTGCATCTATATGATTGAGAATAAGAATGACAGTGACATAACTTTTAAAGTTATTGAGCTTGATTGGAATTATGGAGCAGAGCTAGAGAAAAAAGCTACCACTATTATTAATGCTAAAGAGCCTCCTCCTAGGATTAGTGACAATCCTGCGTTTTATAAGTGTGGGTATTGCCATCAAGCCGGGATTTGCCATAAGGGAGAGAAGCCTGAAAAAAATTGTAGGAGTTGCCGTAATGCT